TTCTAAAATAACGCTCATTGTAGAACGTTTTGTACCGTCTAGACCTTCAAGCAATGCTTCTTTGGTCTCACCCCAACGGCTTTCTAATAGTGCTTGTGACATTATATATCTCCTGTTTTACACTTTATTTTAAGCCAGCTAATTTCTTAATGTCAACGATATTGCTATCATTTTCATTAGTCTTGTTAGTAGCTTTATCACCAGTTACTGCTTTACGGCTTTCTGTAACTACTCTCTTTTTACGAGGAGTAACGTCATTGGCTTTATTAGCAAGTACCGCTGGTAGATATTTCTCGAAAGTATTCTCTAAACGACTTGTTTGAACACTTTCTAATAAGTTCTGCATGATTTCGCGCTTGTCTGCGTTAAGTGGCGCTAACAAATCTGTCATAGCCTCTTCACGTTGATTGCTCTCTTTAATCATACGAATCTCTCTGTTTTTACTTTCTGTAAGAGTTTCTGCTTTTGTTACTTTTGCTACAGACTCTGTTAGCTCTGCATCTTTAGCTTCAATTGCATCTTTCAACTTACGAATCTCTGCATTTTCATTTAAGTGTGTTGATGTAAACTCACTTGAGAATGCTTCGAATATTTGACGACCAAAAGCGTTCTCGCGAGCGGCTTTTATGTCTTCTTGTAACGCTGTCAACTCTGTTGATAGTTTTGACTTAACATGGTCTCGAACTTTAGATGCGCTTTCTTTTACAAAACGTTTCTTAAGTGTTTCCAGTTGATCACGTGCTTCTGCAACAAGTTTAACCTTAGTTTCCACTACGTCTTTCTTGTCTTGAGCAAACTCACGAACTTCTTTTGCTAACTGTTTAGCAACAAAAGATTCAACTGCATCTAAACCTTCACTTTGGATTTTGCGGTCCTTACGAAGTTCTTTAATCTCTTCAGCTAATTTAGCTGTCATGAAATTATTAAACTTAGCACCGTTTTCAGTCATTTGCTTGTTGAACATAACGCGATCTTCTGCTAATGCAGCTTTCTCTTCCTTAAATTCAACAATCTCAGCTTCTAAACCTTCAGTAACCATCTTATCAAGAGCTTCTACCATCACTGTTTTATCGTGATCATAACGTTGTGCGAATTCCTCACGTAACTCTGTACGTAACTCTTCACGCGCTTCACTTAACTTTGATTCCCAGGCTTCCATAATCTCGGTGCTGGTATCTTCGTTAATTACGTTACTATCAAGCAATTGTTTGATTGCATCTAGCATTTCGTAGTCTCCTAAATTTTAAGATCTTTGATTAGAGCAATTACGCCTTCTCTCAAATACCTTTGTACACGTTTGTTCTCGCTAGCCTCTTCTGCAATACCTAACAACTTCAAGCCACCTTTCATATTCATGATGCCTTCATATATAGCTGTTGGATACGCTTCAGGTGCGCTAGGTTGAGCAACAATGTCTACAGTGATTATTTCAAACTCACTGACGTGTCCTGTAGCTTCGTTAACATTACCGCTTCCCCTGGATGAAACACCTAGCTTAACGCCAGACTCTAACATCGTTTCAATGACTTTACCCATTGGGGTCGGAAGTATTTTTAACTTACCATAACCGTTAGCGCCATCCATCCACATCTCTGTAATCATGTGTGACACGCGGTCTAAATTAATCTTTAAATCTTCCGGATGATCTATTTCGCCTAAAACGGAATAGCCACCGGTGATTTGTTCGTTAAGTGTCTTAACGGCAGTGTCAATTTCTCTTACTGGATATATACGCTGATTGGCATTTTTCTGATCACCTTGGATACAGATGCCTTTCATGTACAAATCCTTTCCGCCTTTGCCGTTATCTTCGTTAAGAAGAGTAACGCCAGCTGCATCGAAGTTTAAATATTCTTGTAAGATACTCATTATCTAACTACCTTAAGAACCGGAGAGACTTTTCTTATTAACTCCAGCATCTTCACCCTTTTTCTTAGGTTCTGTCACTTTACTTTCATTTGGCTCTGTAGTTCCATCGCCAGGCTTAACTGTTGGGTTTGCTACATTACCTTCTTCGCCAATTTCTTGGTGTGGTTTAGCAACTGCGCCTTTCTTTCCACTGTTATCAGCGTTAACAGACTTCTTGTTAATTGTGCCTTCTTCAGTTGAATTGGAGATGCCCTTAGAAACTTTAGTAAGGCTAACTGCTTCATTGAAGCGTCCTTCCATACCCATTTCTTCTTCATCGCCTATGCTAGGTTCCATGCCCATGTCATCCATGCCAGGTTCCATACCCATTTCTTCTTCGCCGCCCATCTCGTCGCCCATTGCAATATCAAATTGAGCTAATAGCTCATCTAATGAGTCTTCAAGATCAACAACACGATCTTCTAAGTCAGCTTCTTCTTCGCCCATGCCGCCTATGTCATCCATAGCGCCTAGTTCGTCGCCCATTCCCATCTCTGCTGCTGGCTCTTCGCTGCCCATTTCAGGCTCCATGCCCATTTCATCTTCGCGCATTCCTTCTTCATCAGTTGAAATATCGTTAATAAGTTCATCAGCTTTATCGCCACCAAACTCGTCTTCGCTATCCATTAATGATTCGTAAATGTCACGTGATTTTTCAACTACGATTTCATGAAAAAGGTCTTCGGCTTTGCCGTCTTCTTCATTGATTACGTATTCAATCAATTGTTCAAATTTATTCATTCTAGAATCTCCTAAAGTATACTTTCTATGCTCGTATTTAAGAGGCCAGAACTAATTATGGGTGTTTAACAGGTGAAAAGGTGTGAAAAGGTGATTCTTTTGAAGAATCAGAGGATATTACTAGTTAGAACGGATCGCCGCCCATGTCGTCTGCTGGAGTGCTGTACTGCGCTCGGATGTTTTTTAACTTTGCTTCTTTTTCATATTCACGTATGTCATTCATCTTTCTTAGCTTGTTGATTTGCTTTAAAGTAAGACGTGTTTGACGTAAGGCATACTTAGTAGACTGATCGTCTGAAAGATCCTGCATGCCTGGAATCTGTTGATCTATTTCGGTAATAATCATATTGTTATTTATGGCGTATCTGTATCTAACTCGCCGCCGGCGCCTGCTTCTTGTGGACCGCCTTCTGCATCAAGATCGTCTATGCCTTCGAAGTCTTCCATATCCCCGATATCAGCGTCCATGCCGCCTGGTGTTACGCCAACACCGCGTAAGTCTTCACCACCGCCGCCTGTTGCTTCTTCATCAGTTACGTTGTTCTCTTCGCGCCACATTGTTTCATTCTCAAGCATTTCTTCTTCAGTTAGGCCTAAGTAACGTTTAAGTGCAAAACGCTTAGACATATAAGGAATTTCTGATATTCCTCCAAAGTTACCTAGGCGTGTAGCATCAAGCTCAGTCTGTCTGTAGCTTGCAAAGTTTTGTGGATTGTTAAACTTAATGTCAAATATCTTTGCATCAATGTTAAATCCTCTCCAACGCATAAACATTTTAAACTCTTCGTTTAGTTTGGTAATAAGGATATTCTGCATACGTTCGCAGTACTGATTGAAGCGGAACTCTTGTATTAATGCTGTACCCATGCGCCCATCGTTCACTGTACCTTGTGTATCGTCTGGGCCAGTTGGCAAGTAACTACTTGGTACACGTAAACCACGTGCCATCTTATTATTAAAGTAACGTAAGTCATCAATTTCAGATAAGTTTTGACCACCCGGCAGTGTATCTACTTTAGAACCACGTCCGTCTGCTGTCTGTGGAAAGAAGTAATCTTCATTCATTGACATTGGGTTATAGCTTGCATCTAACTGATTAGCACCGCCGCTCTGTGTAGGGATTCTACGCTGATGTATTTCATTTTTAACACGTTCTACAAAGCCCATTGCTAAGTGAGCTGGCATGTTACCTACGTCAATATAAAAGATACGACGTTCTGGTGCACGTTGTATTCTGTAGATAAGAATAGCATCTTCAAGTAATTCTTTCTGCTTGTAGACTTTATAAATCTGTTCAAGTATCGATTGTCCAAAAGGCCAATTGTAATCAAGTCCTTCTGTTAAACTAATATGCATAACATGTTCAGCATCAACTGCTGATTCTTTCGGTCCCATGTTAAACCGTCCTGCATTACCGGCACCACCAGCATCTGGAATAGTATATGTTTGTGGAGCAGTGTAGCCTTGTCCTGGTTGCCCAGTTTGGAAGTCCGACACTGTCTTAGCTGCGACAGTTAGGTTCTCTAAGTTAGGATTAATGTCTTGAATAATGTACTGTTCAGGCTTCTTGCCTTCGCTTTCGTTAACAATTACCCTGCGTACTTTATTAGTCTCAACCCAAAACAATTTGAATGTTTCTGGGTCGCGGATGAATACTTGATCTCCAAACTTAATAGCATTGCGGAAGATTTTAAACATACGCTTGTCAAATTCGTTTAGCTTAACCCATTGCTGTAGCTGTTGGGTAATAATTTTAATTTCGTTATCAGTTGGTTTATCGTTATAAAAGACATCAAAGGCTGTATTGTTCTGTTCGTTAGTTTGTGTTGAAAACTCAGCAATGATATCTAAACATGCATTAACTTCGCTGTCCATATCCATTGATTCGTATTGATTATAACGTTTGATTATAACGTTCAATTCTATTAGGATGCCCAGTGTATACTTCCGGTAAGTTACTTTGGTAATTACGGAATCCAACTTGTCCATTAGTGCTGCCATTAGAACCACTAATTGGACTTAGGACGCCATCAGTTGTTGCTACTTTGAAATACTTTTTCCACATTTTATGTGTTATCCTTCAATTCTTGTTTTCTTGTTTGTGCATCGCGCCTAGCTTGAGACCACGGTTTGCCGCGCAAAGTGTCTCCAGCTTTTTTATATCTACCATCGTCAGGCCTACCTATGTTAGCTTGTCTGATCTTTTCTGCATGTTCAGCAGTTTTTGGCTTACTATAATTTTTCTTATGTTCTGCTGTACGCACTTTGCCTGTGTTACCTGCAGAAATCTTTTGTTTGGCTTGCTCGCTGTGATACCATCCTGTATTGGACGTCTTACCACCAGCTCTTAGATTCTCTAAGATGCCTGTTCCGTTACACTTCATTCCGTGTTGTTCAATTAATGCGGTTTCTAAATCCCAAGCCTGTTGTTCAGTTAAATCATCAACAACCTGTACATTTTCATATCCCGGAAAAGTCACGTAAATGTGCTTTGCTTGGATCCGATCCTCCTTACCCATACCAATGTAAAACGGTTCATTTTCATTTAGATATGTGTAAACGTAGTATCGTTTATATTCTTGCCATGCCATGTAATTGTATCTCTTTATGCTATTTATGTGTACATTTAGTACTGTAGCAGTTATCCTAACCGTTATCGGTTAGCAATTGTCTTAGTTTGTTTGTCTCTGCCGACG